AATAATGTAGCAATTGCAAACATTGAAACAGCTTCAGATGAAGCTGTTGCTGGTATTTATGCAGGTGCTGACATATATGGAAGCCAAGTCACCTTATCTGGCTATAACTTACTTGACGCGAGAGAACGTGATTTAACAGAATACACCACAACAGTTGAAGATGCTCGCTTACGTGATTTCAAAGATAAAGACATTGCTTATGGTTTAAATCTCCAGAATATTATTAATTCTGGTTTGGCTGATGTTGCAACTATTCAAGGTCAGTACAGTGTATCCGGTATTACAGAACGTGGAAAATTTGATAAAGCAATTCAAGAAATTCGCACAGCAGGTGATCAAGATATTGCACGTACCAACATGTACGGACAAATGATGGCTGGTTTCTGGAATTCTATTGGTTGACCCGATTAGTTTGTATTATAATTTTTATAGTGTAATTTTTAAATACCATGTCTGTTTCTTACGACGGAACTAAATATATTTATACAGATCCTGCTACAGGAGAGACATCTGACGCTACTAATGCACAAATCAACGAATACCTGGGTTCGGATCAAACTGCCACTGTCCCCATTGAAGACTTTGAACAACTCTTGGGTAAGTTAGAAGGATCCAAGATGCGTCAGCAACGTCAGAAGTCTGTTGAAGGCCGCCGTGATATCTACTCACAAGGTCTTGCTTCTATGATGAGTAACTTCTGATCGTCTTGTGAAAAAGCCTTCTCCTGCTGAAAATTACACAACAGGCGGGGAGCTTGATGCTTATAAAAAAGCAGCACAAGTCGCCTACGACTACGCAAAGGAAAAGGCATTAAACGAGTCTTCTCCCGATAACTTCCCCCTGGAAGACAAAGAAGACTCTACTTTCTCTAGGAGCGATAATAAAAATGGCTGATAGAATCAGTGCAATGTATGATGAGGATGCTGATGACGTAACTAATCTTTTCTTTGATGAAGATAAAGCACGTCAAGCGGCTAAAGCAGTAAAAATCTTCCAGGATGTTTCTGTTGGTTCAACCATGAAGAAACAGAGTAATCTTGCAGAAGAAGAACGTAAGACTAATGAGCAAAAGCAGCGATTCTCTGAAAAAGACGAAGACCGGGATTACCGCCAGGCCCAACAAGCATACCGATTCTGATATTGACTTAAAAGTCTTTAACCATTGGGTAGATAATTTAGACAGCTCGACCAAGGAGTCTTTCTGTTCTTTTGCAGAGGAATCTTTCTCTGTTATACAGGTTTATTTGTATGCTAAGTTTCTTGGTTATGACAGTAGTATTGTAGCTGTTGATTTATGGTTAAAAGATAATTTTTTAAAACCAGATCATCTTAAAGTTTTGTTGCATGAGATTGAAGAAATGCAAGAAGACATTAGAAAGTTAAGAATGGATATTGAAAACTATGCGGTTAAGCGAGATGTCGGTGTTGCTCGCATTGCTGCTATGCAAAAAGAATTGCGTGGAACTATCTCCCAGGTTGATTCTTTTGTTTCTTCTCGTGACCGTAAAGGTCTTTTGATGGCTGGTGCTGACCGTGCATTACGTGAAGTTGCTTCTATTTTTAAAGATGATCCTATTGAAGGACCCTTACAAGAGGCTTCAATGTCTGTTTGGGCTAGAATGCAATTTGAAGATTAATATGTATGGAACAAAATAGCCCATCTTTTACAAGGATGTCAGTATTACAAATGCTGACTGATTTGGAGAAGAATCGGAACTATAATGTTCCTACATTGCCTAATCAGCCACCACAAAATGCGGCGACTGATTTAGCTCCTTCTCCTTTACCTTCCAACTCTGATTCACTCGAACCAGGTGTTGATCCTTCGGATAAATTCCAACAATTGTTAAACGCTCGGTCTAAATAAAATGGCAAAGAATAAAATGCCGCCCCAACTCCTGGAGCACTTTAAAAAGAAAAATGAATCCAAGAAGGGCAAAGATGCAGAAGAATCTGCAGAAAAAGGGTTAAAGGCAGCTAAAGCAGCTAAAAAACATAAAGATAAAAAAGAAGACAAAGACAAGAAGTAAGGTACTATTTAAGTAATAAGAGGTTAAATAGTGCCTTCTCATCTTCATCTAGCTTATCGACGTAATGCACAAGCTGCTGCGAAGAAACACAAAGTTCGCAAAAGCAGTAAAGAAGACTTATTTGAGAAAGCGAGAGAAGATTTTGGTTTTTTTTGTTCGTACGTAGCTGATAAACCTCCTGCAGAACATCACAAAGAATGGCATAGACAACTCGTAACAAATAAAGATAGCTCTTGTCTTCTAAAAATTGCTGGTCCTAATATCGATTTACTTGGTCCTAGAGGATCAGCTAAATCTACAGTACTTGGTTTATTTACTGCTTGGGCTATTGGTATTCATACACGAGCAAAAAAACCATTACAAATTCTTTATTTGAGTTATACGGTTGACATTGCAAGATCTAAATCAGCAACAATCAAACGAATTATTGAATCAAAAAAATATCAAGAGGTATTCCCTACCGTTAAGTTGCTCAAAAACGTTACAAGTAATGAATACTGGTCTATCGACCATAAATTTGCTGGTATTGATACAACAGGTGAAGAACAGTTTACTTTATGTGCCGCAGGACTCAAAGGTTCTGTGACTTCAAAACGTTCTCAACTTGTGATAATTGATGACCCCATAAAATCTGCTTCAGATATTGGCAACCCAGACATCCGCAAGATGATGCAGGATAACTGGAACGCCGTGATTGCTCCAACGATGTTTGAAGGAGGCCGTGCGATTTGTCTTGGTACACGCTTCCGTCATGATGACATTCATTCGACCACGTTCTGTCCAAATAATAATTGGATGCAGATTGTCCTTTCTGCCATTTTAAATAATGACGTAACGGGCGAAGAGGAGTCATATTGGCCTGCAATGTGGTCCTTAGATTATCTAAAAGAGAAGAAGAGGCAAGCCCCTATTGCTTTTTCTTTTCAATATATGAATCAAATTGTCAGGCAAAATGAGCTTTCCCTGGCACCAGAGCTACTAGTAAAAGCAGAAATTGCAACCGAATTTGACACACTTGGTATTGGAGTTGACCTTTCTGCAGGTACCAAGGAGAAAAATGACTATACCGTCATGGTTCTTGGTGGGCGAATTGGCGATAAAATTCATATTATTGATTACAGAAGGTTACGTGTTATGGGTAACCTAGAAAAATTAGATGCATTAAAAGAGCTTCTTAATGACTGGTCAGTAATTGGTTGTCAAGAAGATGGCACATATTTTCCAACATATTCAACATGCGATATTTGGTCAGAAGCTGTTCAATATCAAGCTTCGCTTGAGGCTGACTTTAAACGAATTTGTTTGAATAATGAGGGTTTGTATAATTTAATTTGGCATCCTGTTAAAGGATTCCGCGCAGATAAATTAGCACGATTCAGAGGCATTATGGGAATGTTTGAGGATCGTAAAATAGTCTTTAACAGATATAGAAACTTTACAACAATGTTTGAAGAACTTACAAATTTTGGTGTTAGTTCTCATGACGATTGTGTAGATGCTCTGGTTTGGCTTGTTACCGGTTTAACACGCAAAGGAAAACTTCAACTAGATTACTAATGGAACAACTTATAGCTTTAGGCATTGCAATGGTTTCTGGAGGAGGTTGGTTTGTTGGAAAAGTGTTTGGTCGAATGCGTACACTAGAAGATCGTATTGATCGGTTACCTCTTGAATATGTCTTAAAACAAGACTACATACGAGAGATGGAAAGGATGAATGATGAGTTCAGTGAAATTAATAATAAACTTGATAAACTTGTGGAAAAGATCCTTTCCAAATGAGTTACTTTATTGAAGTTGAAGAACTAGAAAACGGTGATTTATATGTTCAAATTCCAGAAGAAGTTATTGAAACTCTGGGCTGGGAACCTGAAACTTTATTATCCTGGGATATAAAAGGTGATGGAATTATTATTCAACGTTTAAATGGTGAAGGAGGCTTTGAACCTTTAGAATAATAAAAAGTTTTAAATTAGATGAATAATTTAGTAGCTCAAAATAACTATTCAGCTATGCCTCAACATGGTTTTGCTGATTTTGATGGAAACTATAATTATGTAGGTACAGATCCTCGCTTAGGAGGAAGACCTCGTCCATCAATTAGAATGAGCGGAGGATTAAATGTTCCCGGCGCTCCAGGTAATAATAATATTCAACAGCTTCCTTACTTTGGTGGGGCTTTAAATCCAACAACAATGCCTTATGTTTTTGGTCAAGATTATGGTGGGCCACAGAATCTTCCTTATATAACTGCTACACCTAGCTTTGAAATTCCAGGGGGTCAGTCTCCTTATCGCTTTGGTCCATATTTGCCTTATCGAGGAGAAGAAAAAAGAGAAGAAGAAATGCCATTTATTCCACTTCCTCTTCAGCAAGCGCAAGGTTTACCCATGGGCTTTCAAAATAAATATGTAAGCTAATGGCACAAGACGATTCCAAATATACAAAACCAGGACTGCGCGAATCAATTAAAAAGCGCATCACCGCTGGTAGTAAAGGTGGTAAGCCTGGTCAGTGGTCTGCTCGGAAAGCACAAATGGTTGCTGCTGAATACAAGAAGAAAGGTGGCGGTTATAAAGGTGGTGAAGGTAAAAAACAAAAATCTTTGAAAAAATGGGGTAAAGAAGATTGGCAAACTAAAGACCAATATGAGAAAGGTAAAAAAGCTGCTACTGCAGCCAAGAAAGCTAAGGAGAAAAAATCATGAAACAGGCAAAAAAAGACTTACAAAAAATTTCTAAACAGCTAAAAGGTAGTGCCAAGATGCATGGCAAACAAGCCAAAAAACTTGACAAGCTTGCTGGTAAATACATGAATAAATAATGGAAGTATTGCTTGCCTGGATGATGAGTTGTTCCCAGTATCATGGAGCTATTGAACGTTTGTATGATGATCCGTTTTTTCAAAGACCAGAGAATCATCAACAACGTCAAAATATACATGAAGTTTTTAAAACAAAAACATGGCCTGAGTGCTTAGAAACGGAAACTTAAAATGGCAGATAAAGCAATTCAAAAAGACGGTACGACTAAACGTTATCTTCCTAAGAAAGCATGGGCCAAACTTTCTAAAGAAGAAAGGGAGGATACTGATCGGAAAAAACGAGCTGGTTCTCGTAAGGGGAAACAGTTTGTTCCTAACACAGAGAAGGCTAAAAAAGCAGGCAGAGCTGCTAGGATGTATAAACAAAAGGGTCGTAAATAGTTAAATGTCTGACGCTAAGTCTCGTCTTAAGGAAATTATTGATTCTTACATCGATCGAGATGGAAGTTCTAATGTAGATACGGGAATTGTTGCGTCTCATATCGCTCAAATGAAACTCTTTGGTATTCGCCAAGGAGTTGAGTTCTTTCCGTCACAAGACAACTTTGGTGCACAACGCAAAGATTTTATCGATAAAGTTGTCAAATATAACAAACTAGATACTCGCCTTGATTCAATATGGGACTATTTCCTATGTGATGGAAAAGGACTGTTTTATATCCGGCCTACTGAAAATAATTATCGTCTCTATTATTTTCGTAATCATGAGTATCGCTCTTATTACAATGTCGATGGTGAACTAGAAGAGGTTGTCATTATTTACAGCTATAAAGTCAAAAAACCTAATACAGGTTTTCAAGATATTGGTACGTACAATTTAACTGGTGATCCAAACCAAACACCAGGACAAAAGAAATATATTCGTCTTTCAATCAAAGCAAACGTTATTGAAGAGACTCATTCAGACGGAGAAATTTCGTTTGAAAATGCAATGGGACAAGTCCCAGGTAAAACTGAAAAGTTCACTAATGCACTTCGTTTTATTCCTTGCGTAGAAATTTTTAATAACCCGAAAGGGTTCTCCATGGAAGGCAGTGGAGAGTTTGATGCTTTAGCAAATCACATTGTTATCCATGATGGTTTAGTTAATAACATGCGAAAGAACTTACAGTTCTTTGGTAATCCAACTTTATTATCATCCAGGCCTAAAACTGACTTGATGGAGTCAGGTGGCGATGGCGCAGCACAACGTCCTTCTATTGCAGCTAATTCAGGCTTTACTAGTCCTCTTGGATTAAGTCGTTCAACGTTTAAACAAGATCCAGTCAGCCGTGGTGTTGATGGGCAAATTAGAGTCCCAAGGGTGATTGCAAATTTGGAGCCAAATGATCGAGTTGGTTATATTGTTCCGGATGCAATTTCCGGTGATCAAAATGCATTTGTGCGGCAATACCGAGAAGAAATCCGAACATCATTAGGTGGTGTAGACGAATTATCAATTTCAGCAGGTGTTACTGCTACAGAATATAAATCATTATTTGGTCGTGTCTCAGCGACAGCCAAAAAGAAAGCCAATGCTATTTATACGCATGGTTTATGTCGTTGCCTTGAATTAATTATTTTCCAAGAAGAACAGTTATTTAAAGATACTCTTGCAGCTGCGGCACAATTTGAAAAACCAGTACCTCCTGGCCCAGAAGCAACACCAGAAGAAGAAGCTGGTTATCAACAAGCTATGGCTGAATTTGACAGCCGCATGAAACAACTTATGATGGCTTGTGTCAAAGCACAAATGATTCCACCAGGGGTTAAAGGTTTAATTCCTGATGGAGATATCACAATGCTTTGGCGTTGGTTAGGTCCTGTTTACGAGGATTCAACACAAGATATCCTGAACAATTCAATTGTTGTAAGAAACTTACAAGAATTAGGAGTTGATAGCATA